CCCTCGACAACGTGCGAATCATCTGCCGACACTGCAACCAATCACGCGGAAACGGCAAAAACACGCGCAAGCCCCGCAAGCGCAGGGCGATACGTGCTAAACACACCCGCATACGCACAACCGCATACTCCCCCACCTGGTAAACCCCGGCGCGCAACCCCACCCTAGGGGGGCATGACCCCCACCACCCCAGACTCGCCCCCCAAGGGTGTATAGCGAAATCTCTCCCCGTGTTTTTCCCGTTCACCCCAGCAAAACAGACACGAAACCAGACCGGAGAGGCCCATATGCCAGGTATGAAAGTCGTTGGCGGCGTGGAATACGAACCAAAACGCAAGCAGGCACCAAGAAGCAAGCCTAAAAAACTAAGTGTCACGCAAGCAGCGAGCAGCGGAGACGCTCGAGCACTACTAGTAGCAATGCGCGACAGGGTTGCTCGCGCTGTGGAGTCAGAGGAGACCCCAGCACGCGACTTAGCGTCGCTAACAAAACGGCTGATGGATATTACGCGCGATATTCAATCAATGGACGAGCAGACTGGTGTGGGGGTGCCTGTTGACGCTGGTGACGAAGAATTCGACCCCTCTACTATCTGAAGCCGCGAAGCACTTGCAAGTACCCAGTGGGATTGTTTCCACTGGGTTTTCTGCTGTGAGAGCGCAGTGCACGAAACTTGGTATCCATTTTGACCAGTGGCAAGACGGCTTGGGTTCTCTCATGCTGGCGAAGCGGCGTGATGGGTTGTACGCGGCTGGCGTGGGTGGGGTTGTCATGTCGATTCCTCGCCAGACTGGTAAGACGTACACAGTTGGGTGGATTATTTTCGCCTTGTGCATGCTGGAGCGGGGGCTGACGGTTATCTGGACTGCGCATCGTACTCGCACGTCGACGGAGACGTTTCAGCAGATGCGTACGATGTGTCGCAGGCCGGGGGTTGCGCCTTTCATAGAGGGTGTCCGGTCTGCGAACGGTGAGCAGCAAGTTATGTTCAAGAACGGTTCGCGTATTTTGTTTGGCGCGCGCGAATCAGGGTTTGGTCGCGGGTTTGCGATGGTGGATGTGCTTGTGCTGGATGAGGCGCAGATTCTCAGTGAGAACGCGATGAGTGACATGGTGCCTGCGACGAATGCTGCGCCGAATGGGCTTGTAATCATGATGGGCACGCCGCCACGTCCTAAAGATCCGGGGGAAGTTTTTGAGGATAAGCGCAAGATGGCGCTTCATGGGGCTCCTGACACGTTGTATGTGGAGTTCGGGGCTGATGATGGTGTGGATGTGGGCGCGTGGCCTGCTGGCAGGGTTGACTGGCAGGAGGTGGGGCGGGCGAACCCGTCTTTTCCTCACCGAACGTCTAAGAGCGCGATTTTGCGTATGAAGAATCTGCTCGGGTCGGTGGAGAATTTTCGTCGCGAAGCATTGGGCTTGTGGGATGAGGAGAACATAACCCACGCGATCAGCATGGATGCGTGGAATGCTTTAACGGTTCCTGCTGACAGTGTCCCATCTGGGTTGCGGTGGTGCGCGGCAGTGCGTTTCAGTGTGGATGGGTCAAGCGTGGGTGTTGCGCGGGCTGGTCGTGAGGCGGGCAGGTCTAAGCGCGTGCATGTGGAGCTCGCGCCGCGCGGGGTGCGCACTATGGGTGATGGTGTGGCGTGGATCGTGAACTACCTGCTTTCGAATCGTGAGAGGTGGGCGCAAATTGTCGTTGACGGGAAGAGCGGGGCGGCTGATCTTGTGGATCGGCTTCGCGGTGAGAACGTGCCTGCCCGCGTGTTGTGGACTCCGACGGTTAATGAGGTGATAGCGGCGCATTCGATGATGGATGCGGCTATTAAGGAGGGAACGCTCACGCATTTGGATGATGAGGAGCTTTCTAGCGAGGTGAGCGTGGTAGTTAAGCGGAAGATCGGTAGTGCCGGGGGTTTTGGTTGGCATGCGCCGGAAGGAACAACCAGCGTGGGGCTTGACGCTTTGACGCTTGCTCATTGGGCTGCTCGCACGACGCGGCGCAGACCGAAAACAAGTAGTGGTGAAAGGGGGGTGTTTATTTTATGACGTTGATTCCGGTACTAGCAGAGCTTTCAGAAGGCGAGCAGGAAGCGCTTGCGCGCATGTGGCGCATTATTGAGAGCAAGGCCGCGAAGAATGACTTGTTGGACGTTTATTATGATGGGCACCGCGCTTTCCACGATCTGGGGATTAGTATTCCACCGCAGATGAGTCAGGTTCGTGCCGCATTGGGGTGGCCCCAGAAAGCGGTGAGCATGCTCGCACGCAAACACCGTTTCGAAGGGTTCACTCTTGGTGGCAACCTTGATCCTTACGATGTGGGTGAGACACTGGAGCGCTCCTCGTTTACCTCCGAACTGTCGATGTGTATTAGCGCAGCCTACAAACAGGGGTGCGCGTTTCTCACCGTGCTTCCGGGCGACACTAGGGCAGGTGAGCCTGAGGTCATGGTTCAGGCGCGTTCAGCGCGCTGGACGACCGGATTGTTTGACCCGCGTACTCGCGTGCTCAAAGCCGCGCTGGCAATCACGAGCACGCGCAGTGAGGAAATTGAAAAAGACATTTTCGCGTCCGCTCCGACTGGTTTTATTCTCTTCTTGCCTGACGTTGTTGTTCAGGCTGATCGTACGGGCGGGGCGTGGCAGGTGGAGCGTTACGCGAACCGGACGGGTCGTGTTCTTGTTGAACCGTTGGCGTATGACCCGCAGCTTGGCCGAAGGTTCGGGCGTTCGCGTATCACCCGCGAGGTCCGGTATTTAACGGACGCTGCGATCCGCACTTTGGTGCGCACGGAGACCAGCGCTGAATTCTTTTCCTCGCCTCAACGGTGGATCGTCGGGGCGGACCCTGAAGCGTTTCAGAAGGCGTCAAGGTGGAGCGCAACGCTTGGCCGCGTGCTGGGGCTCACGATGAACGAGGAGGGGAAAAACCCTGAGGTGGGTCAGTTCCCGCAGATGAGCATGGACCCGCATCTAGCGATGTACCGTCAGTTGGCGCAGAACCTGTGTGCGGCGGTGAACCTTCCGATGAGTAGCGTGGGGATTTTTGGTGATAATCCGGCGTCTGCTGAGGCTATGCAGGCAGCTGAGTACGCGCTTTCGGACGAGGCGGAGTACCAGTGGGGTATTTTCCGCCCCGCGTTGCGTAGGCTCGCTGAAGACATTGTCATGGTGAGGGATCATTTGGCCGCTCCGCCTGAGGATTCGTGGCAGCTTGGCGTCAAATGGGTGTCTCCGCGTTATGTGAGCCCGCAGGCAGCTTCGGACTTCATTGTGAAGGTCGTGGGCGCGATCCCGAAAGTGGCTGACACGAACGTTGCGCTTCGCCACGCAGGGTTCTCGCCTGAAGAAATCATGGAGATTAATTCTCAGCAGGATCGTGAGGAAGGGGCTCGCCTGCTGGCTCGCATAATCGGCGACGAGGAGAAGCCCGAGGAACCGCAGCAGCCTACGGCCCTGGTTGAGCCTGTGGGGGTGGGTGGTGACTAGTCGGGGCGACATGGACGCGTTCCATGCTCGCCGTGACCCCGTCCTCAAGCAAGCGCGCAAGGATCTTGAGATTTTGCTTAGGCGTGTGGAGGGTTTGAGCGCGGATCAGGCTCGTGACGTGCTACTAAAGGCATTTCCTGCCTTGGAAGAAAAATACGGTTACGAGGTTGTTCGCCTTGCTGCCCAATGGTACGAGGAGCTGCGGGAGCAGGCTATCGGCGAGCCATTCACAGTGATGACCGCGCCTTTTAATCATGAGGCAGCTACAAGGTCGGCCAAATCGGCCGTGCGTCATGTGTATAAGGATCAGCCTGATCATGAGGCGCTCAGGCGTGAATTGTCTGCGGCGTTGAATCGTCATTTGGTCAAGCGTTGTAATGACACGATCGCGTTGAACGTGAACAGGGAGGGCAAGCGTACTCGCCCCGGGTGGGCGAGGGTGCCGCGTGGGGCGAAAACGTGCGCGTTTTGTTTCATGCTCGCCTCGCGTGATTTCACGTATAAGACGGCTGATACTGCTGGGCTTGAGGGCCAGTATCATGATGATTGTGATTGTTTGATTGTCCCATCGTGGGATGAGAACCCTGCGATTAGTGGCTACCATCCTGACGAGTATTACCAGACGTATAAGGCGTCGCGTGATGCGGTGGCTGATGCGGAAGGGAACTTTTCCACCAGTGATGTTCTCGCTGACCTGCGTAAGCGTAACCCCGGGCGTTTCACCGACAGTGTCAAACCGAAAAAGAGCGGATCTAAAGGCAAGGGAGAAGAACATGTACATTTTCTTGGAAATCCTGTCGGTATAAAAGAACGCTGGGAAAGGCAAAAACTTTTACATTCCGATCTTTCTGATTTATGGATTGATGGTGAGTCTGTTGAAGTTCTCGAAGAGCACGAGATCTATTTTCTCGAAAAATTCGAGGCGTTAGGAGAACGCGCAAAATGGATTCCGAAAGATCGTTTAACTCGTAAGCCTACTAATGATTTTATTTGGTTAACGCGAAGCGAAATGATTGTCGAACTAAAATCTGTTAGCGGGAAATACTCTTCTATAAAAAGCAGAATACAAGATGCAGTAATAAAAGCGAAAAGGCAACAGGTAGACAAACAAATCTTTATTATTGATCTCGGGAATCGGAAACTTCACTCCAAGCTTAGAAAACAACTCGAAAAATATAATATTCGAGTGAAGAAGGGGCTTATCCAACGCCTCTACGTAATGTCAGAAGATGGAACCGTTCTCGAAGAGATCAAACTGAAAAAATAAGCGGTGGGCCCAAGCCCCGCCTTTTCAGCGCAGAAACGCCTAGCCGTATTTCAGGCGGCAGGGGAGACCCACCTAGGACCACTATAACACAGCAGCTTATAAGTGGGGTTTTGTTATGCCCGAAATACCTGCCACGGGCTCTTTTTTGGCGGGGTAAGTAAGTGCCGACGGGCATTAAACGGGGAGGGGACACTCATGTCTGATTCAACCGCAAGCATCAACACTGGTGCCAACGGGGCAGGAAACACGAGCGAGTTCAAACCGGTCACCACGCAAGAAGACCTTGACCGGATTATTGAAGCCCGCTTGGGTAGGGAACGCAAGAAATACGCCGACTACGACCAGCTCAAAGAACAAGCAAACAAGCTTGAAAACGTTCAAGCCAAGCTCACCGAGGCTGAGAGCAAGCTCGGCGAATACCACAAGCGCGAACAGGTAACGCAGTGGAAAACCAAGGTCGCTGCTGACACTGGTGTGCCGGCCAGCGTACTGAGGGGTTCGACTCTTGAAGAGATCACCGCGCACGCGTCTTCCCTGCAAGCAATCCTCAAAGACCAGCCTTCCGCGCCTATTGTGCGCACGCAAGGCGATCAACCAGACTCACATGCCAGTGCCGGGCAAAAGTTCGTCAGGGAACTGTTCGGCACTAACTAAACGAAAGGGGGACGCCTACTATGGCTGTTTTCTCAACTACTGACACAAAGGTACTCATGCCCCGCGAAATCGCGGACGGCATGGTCAAAGAAGCACGCACAACAAGCCTTGTCGCTAAACTGTCAGGCCGAAAGCCCATGCGATTCGGTAACCAAGACATTATCGTCTTCAACGATTTCCCCAAGGCGGAATTCGTCGAGGAAGGCGCAGAAAAGTCTTCAACTGGTGGCGCTTTCACCTCAGTGACCGCCGTGCCTCACAAGGCACAAGTCACTATGCGGTTCAACGAAGAAGTCTTGTGGGCTGCTGAGGACTACCAGCTGACTGTTGTCCGCGAGCTTGCCGACGCAGGACAAGTCGCCCTCTCCCGCGCCCTCGACCTTGGCTTGTTCCACCGCATTAACCCGCTCACCGGTAAGACGATCACGTCATGGGACAATTACCTTGCCGGCACGTCTAAGAAGGTCGTGGCGGATAAGGCTGATGCGGATGATGATTTCCGCGCAGCCGCGGGTCTTCTCATTAACACTGAGCACTCGTGGGGTGTTAATGGTGCGGCGTTCGACCCGAAGTTCTCGTGGAAGCTCGCCTCCCTGAAGGCTAAGGATGGGGCGGGCGAGACTTCGGCGATGCGCTACCCGCAGCTCGGGTTCGGCACGAACGTCACCCAGTTTATGGGCGTAAACGTTGCCCAGGGCAACACGGTTTCAGGTACTCCTGAAGCTACTGACACGGGGGTTCGCGCGATCCTCGGTGATTTCCAAAACGGTGTGCGCTGGGGCGTGCAACGCCAACTTCCTATTGAGCTGATCCGTTTTGGTGACCCTGATGGTCAAGGTGATTTGAAGCGCCGTAACCAAGTCGCGTTGCGTCTTGAAATCGTCTACGGGTGGTACGCCTTCGTTGACCGGTTCGCAATCATCACGAAGGGCGCGACCAGTGAGGCTGCGTGAGCGTGAAAGCGGCGTACTAGTGGACGTGGATGAGGAAACAGCAGAAACACTACTCGCTAGTGGTTTCATTGTTGACAAGCCCACGCCCACTAAACGCCGCCCCGCTAAGAAGGGGTGACCATCATGGAGGATACTGAAGCGTTCGCCACTATCACGGATTTTGAGAAACGCTGGGTTGGCTTATCCGAACGGGACGCTTTACGTGTGGAAGCCCTCCTTGAAGACGCGTCGGACTTGATTCGTTCAACGTGCCCGGATTGGCGGGACGTTCCGGTTTCCACGCTGAAGCGCATTACGTGCCAGGTGGCTAGGCGCGCGCTCATATCGCTGAGTGAAGCATCGGGCGTGGGAGTGTCCTCCATGAGTACGACGGATGGGCCTTTTACTCAGCAGATTTCGTATGCGAACCCGCAAGGCGACCTGTACTTGACCAGAAGTGAGAAAAAGTCTCTCGGCGTGGGCGTTTCCCGCGCTTTCGAGGTCGACCTTCTCGCAGACAGTCGGGAGCCGAATCATGATGGATGAGTGGAAGGTTCCTGTCACGCGGCTCAGGCCCTCTGATGGGGGTGTTGACGAGTATGGGGATCGGCTTCCAGGCGTGGAGACCGAATCGCCTCTACCGCCTGCCCTGTTCGCTCCTGGGCGCACCAGTGAACCTGTCCAACCTGGGGAACGGCCGGTTATCACGCTGCCCGCTTTGTATTGGCGTGGTCATCATCCTGACGTGAAGCCTAGTGACCGCATCAAGGTGATGGGAAGCGTGTACAGGGTGGAGGGTGAGCCCGCGTGGTGGCCGACCGGCATGGTTGTCACGCTTAAAGGGGTTGACGATGGCACGTAAAACACGACTATTCATTAACCCTAGTGCGACGAGTGAACTACTAGCCGGCGGGGCGACTCGCCGCGTGGTGGGGCGCGTAGCTTCTCGCATGAGGGACGAGTGCGGCATGGAGTTCGATGTGCGCGTACGAGTCGGTAAGCGTGTGAGGGGCTACGTGGTGGCTGGGAGTCCGAAAGCTCGCGCCCGGCAAGCTAAACACCACCTGCTTGAACGCGCGGTCGGCACGGTGACGGGGGGCAGCTCATGAGCACCATGTTTCATGGTGTGGACGCCAAGTTGGAGGTCCTAGCTTATTTGAAGACGCGTGTGGGGGTTCCTGTCGTGTCCACGCGCCCCGATAAGGCGGACGCGCCCAAACAGTTCGTCCGGCTTATCACCACTGGTGGGGGTGGCAGGACCAGCAGGATCCTACAAGACGCTCTCGTCACCGTTGATTCCTACGCGGAAACTTCGGCCCGAAGCATGCGGCTCGCTCTCAATGTTGACGCGCTCATCCATCAGATGCCCACCATAAGCGGCCACATCGTGCAAGTGCGTGGCTCCTACCCATCAGAGTTTCCCGACCCTGAAACGGGGCAGGCTCGCTGCACTGCAACTTATCAATTCACAGTGAAAATTCCACAAGCAACCAATTAAAAAAAGGGAGATAGTAATGGCTGAGTTAAACGCTGATTTTGCGCACATGTTCGGATCCGACAATGACGCGCTGTATCTCGCAAAATACACGAAAGAACTAGCCGACAAGCTCGACAAGCTCACCACGCTGACCGACAAGACACCAGACGGCCTCGTCGACTGCGGTTGGATCAGTGATGAGGGCATGGAACTCGGATTCGATGACTCCACCGACGACCTGAAAGGCTACCAAGGCCACGGCGTCGTCAAGACGTTCATGACTGATTCCACGACGTCTTTCACTGCCGCACTACTGGAATCCAAGCTCCAGACGGTCGTCACCTATCTGGATGGTGAAGTCGAAAAGGCCGGTAGTGATGCTGTGCGTATCAAGGCGAAGTCCTCCCGGCAGGTGAAGGACTTGTGCGGCATGGTCGACCTGTACGACACGTCTAACGAGGAAATTCATTTCCGTTATGTGTTCCCGCATTTGACGCTGGGTGAGCGCGAGGGGCTGGCGTTCAAGAATGGTGATATCAGCGCGTATAACTACACACTGAAGGTGCTGGGGAATTATTACCTGATTTCTAACGCGCCAGAAATGCTGGAGGGCGCGTCTGCTGCCCCGGCTTCGTCTGGTGCGGAAAGCCACTAATTCGGGTAGTGGCTGTGGTGCGCTAGGTCGTGCCGGGGTGGCGTCCTT